CACCACCCGAGGTGGTTGTCTTCGCTCCACCGCCTCCGCCGGCTAAATTCTTAGCGGTTGCCCTATATGGAAAATTCTTCCACCATAAGGAAACCTTTTTTATCGATGAAACATCAGTATCAACTTCAAAAGGAATCCACAAAGGAAAGCCTTCTTCAACATTATCTCGTGATGAAAAGTTATCATTATTTACCGAACCATATTTATTCATCAGTAACCCGCCTGAGCTGTCTTTCAGTTCAAAGCCATTTTCAGTGAGTACGTGCGTAGGTGTGTCTATGGATGTCTGATTGGCTTTTAACTTTAAGTTCCTATTCATATTCAAAAGAATGTTTTGTGTCATGTAGCGTTCCATAGGCTTATAATCGCCTAGCTCAATTGAGTTAAAACGTTGCTTAATTGCATCATAGGAATATTTGATTATTCTCGCTTTGACATAAATATTAAGTTTCGGGATATAAACATCAACCATGTGGCAGATATCCAATTCGTTCATCTATGCGAGTATGTCAGTAGGGTCTCCAAATGCAACACCGTGTACCGATAAGCTAAGTTCTGCATGTGTATTTTTTGATAGTTCATCATGAGTGTATTGTGCTAATCCTGTACCACCTTTGTATGGCATCCTTGTAATTTTACTTAGTTCCACAAAATCAATCTTGTAATTTACTTTTGGCAAATCAATGCCTTTTGCAAATTCTTCTTGTGCTTTCAATCTCATGATTTCGTAAATCATAGGCGTACTTAATTTCTTTTCTTCAGTGGTGAGTGTTACTACTAACTCACGTATCGCTACTGTTCCGTAATTCAGCACATAAGGACTGTCAACGTATTCTTCAGGCAATATTGCTATCGTGTTGTCTTCGAGCGTAGCGGTCACATAGAGCCTTGTAACGACATCCGTAATATCTATGTTCTGCTCAACACCTAATAGGTTTTTACCCATTCGGATTTCATAACCAATATCTTTAGGCTCTTTCATGATATGGATGTTCATTCCGTTCCGGATCATATATCCACCGTAATTATTCAGTATGCTATTTTCAGCGCCTATAAACGCTTCAAGCGGATTTATTCTCACATAATAAGCGGTTTTAGAATCCAAAATATCTGATGTGCAAGTAAACGGCATTGGAATCGCGCTGTGCGATAAAAGATAATTTCCAGCGTTCTGGCAGCTTAGGTTTGTAGGTCGAACATCATCCAAAAAGTTTCTTTTGAGCTTGTAGCCAACATAGTTTATTGCATATGCCTTATATCCTTTTAGTGTCTTTGTGATTTTTTCAATAACGAATGGTTGTTCGCCTCTTGGAGTGGGAGCCTTTATGATTGCTTCTTCCTGGATGCCAGAATTAATGGGATACTCAAGTGTTAAATCGAATACCCCATTTTCTTCTTCATTCACCTCACAGGAGAGAGCATTTTTAAGAATATATTGATTATGTGTAAAATCTGATTCAGTGCTTGCAAATAATCTAATCATTTTATAGCTCCCTCCATCTTGGCAAAATATCAATTTCCGTAACGGATCCTGTCCATGTGATCACGTTAGGTCCTACATCGAATATTGGTAAATCACCAACCATCTTGTAACCTTGGTTTTCATTGTTTTTATATACGGATGGTGTGATGTCTGGGTTAATATCCACAAAGGTTTCAATATTCGTGAATGCCATCACTCGACCGTTGATTGTTAGGGTTATGTTTCCAGCACCTACAATCCTTATGAGCGGTTCTGAGTAGATTGTTCCCATATTAACGATGGTTCCAGGTACGGTCATTACAACTGGAGTATCCCCGGAATCCATATAGAAAAATCCGGGATTGATTTTGAATTGAACCTGAAACTCGTCATATCGTCTGGAAAATTTTTCTACATCATATCCAGACACAACATTAGCTTTAAAATATCCGTCAGGATCCTTTGAAGTTCTTAATTTTCCATAACCCACAAGCCATTTATTAATTTCTGCCGTTCTGGTTTTATCTTTAAAAGCAAACTTCATCGGTCTTAGGTATGGTTTGTATTTACCTGTGTGTTCTGTGGGTTCATCGTCGCGATCAGGAATGTTATATTCTGCTATCTGTTCTTCGGCTCGCTGTCTCCGTCCACAATCTGAACAGTGGAGATCTATATCCGTGTTCTTAATTCCATTAAATTCAACTTCAAGAATAGGCAAGACCTCCACCTCCTATTTTTCGTTGCGTCAGATAAGCTAATTCATTTGCGACTCGCTCGATATCCATATCGTTGTTGATGATAAATTGAGGATTGTTAATAGTCACTCCACCACTAGGCATGATTCTTCCACCACTATTTGCGTATGGGTTTTCGGACTTTGGCACGATCATTTCGCCCTCATGAACCATGGCCATCATGTCCATAGGAAGATACTTTGTTCCAATTGCAAAACCACCAGCGCCCGCTGTCTTTCCTCTTGTTCCGCCATAACTTGTACCGCTCATACCACCGTTATATCCTGTTCTGGATGATGGCGTTGATTCTGCAATCGCTTTATTCTTATCATCAACATCCGTTCTGTTCCACTTTGTCAGCCAGTCCCATGCTTTTTTAATCGCTGCACTTATAGCATCCCAATTTTTAACAATCGCAATGATTCCAAGTGCAAGTCCTGCAAGTGCTAAGACTACAGCACCGATGGGATTTAAAGACATCACAAGATTGAAAGCACCCATTGCAATATTAACAGTATCGATGACTTTTAAGGCAACGAAACCTGTTAGTAATGCCCCTAAAACAACCTTCAAAGTATCTCCATTCTCTGAGATGAACCCAATAACATCAGCTATTTTCTGGAATGTGTCTGTCGCTAACTTTTTGATTTCATCCTTATTGTCAACCACCCAATCAGCCATGTTCTGCAATTCAGGCATTAACTCCGACACAATTGTTGCGGTTACTCCTGCGAGAACCGTTTTTATCTGATCCATTGTATCGCCAAGCTTATCACCAGATTCAACCGTTTCATCAGACATAACACCACCGAGGTCGGATGCTTCTTGTTTCAACTTGTCCATTCCGTCAGCACCTTCTGCGAGCAACGGGGCAAGATCCGCATAAGATTTTCCGAAGATATCATTTGCTATACTGTTTCTTTCGGTTTCATCTGTTGTTTCTGCAAGAGCTTTTAAGACCGCATTAAAAGCATCACCAGAAGTCATGCCCTTAATATTGATTTTTAACTTCGCATATGCTTCAGCTTGTGTCTTTGCTCCGTCCGTTGCGTTAGCAAAAGATGTTTGCTGCTTAACCATTAATGCCGTTAATTTTTCTTGTTCAACTCCGGCTAATCCTGCGGCGTAAGTCCATTTCTGGTATTCTTCAGCACTCACTCCGGCTTTTTTAGAGTTATCCGATATCGCAGAAGCAGTATCAACAACACCCTGTACCGCTCCAAAAGCTTGCTTGCCTAGTGCTATAAAAGCACTTCCCAAGGCTTTTATTCCGCCGATAATCGCAGCACTTGTAAGATTTGCTTTAATAATATCGCCCATATTTAATGCGTGGCCACCTGCTTTATCAGCATTGTCACCCATCTGTTTGATTTCTTTTCCTAAATCATCAGTGGGATTGATTGCCTTTTGCATTTCATCTTTATTCTGTCCTATTTCACTGTTTAATTTATTCAAATCAGCTTCGGCATTATTTAACTGTATTTGCCAATCTTTTGTCTTCTTGTCATTTTCTCCGTACTGATCAGCACTGGATGACATTGCCTTTTTCAGAACATCAACTTTATTCGCCTGTGATTCCAGTTGTTTTTCAAGGACTTTGCCTTTTGCAGTTAGAGCTTCGACGGAATTCTTATTGTCAATAAACTCCGATGATACTTTCTTCATTTCGGAACCCAATACCGTCATATCAGTTTTGATGCTTTTTATCGCATTCCTAAATTCCTTCTCACCATCGAGAGCAATGTTAGTGCCTATACTTTTTGCCATTAATTTTCACCTCCCTAAAATGGGATAATATCGTCTATGTCTTTAGGTTTTGTAGTTTCTTCATAGGTTTTCTTCATTGCCGTGAGATATAATTCATTATCAAAATTCTTTGAATAAGCTTTCCACAACATTGACCACTTCTTTAATGTCATATGTCCCACTTCTTTTTCAGAGTAACCATACTTCTTCATTCCAATGTATAAATACCAAGCAAAATCTATTTTTCCGTCAGATTCTGCTTGGTCATCTCGTTTGGGTCCTCTTCACCTGTTTTCGTGGAATCTGAAATGATGTTTGTGATTATCATCTTTGCCTGATCGGTATTTGTGATCAATCTCGCCACTTGCTTGTGGTTTAAAAACGCTCTATTTTCATTCTTATTTTCATTCTCAATGTCTATTCCTTCGTTGATGACCTCTTGTAATATCCAGATAATATCTTTTATCTTTGGTTCGCCATTTTTAGGCTGCATCACCTTAAAAAAGTTATCTAATGTATTGTATTTCTCTTGAATCAATTCAATTACGTTCAGTGTAAAAGCTTGTGGATAGGTGACTTTATTCACCGTAAAATATTTTAACTTATCTATCAATGCTCATTCCTCCTAAAAATTTATAAAAAGAAAAGGGAGTTTTTACACTCCCTATACTGTAATTCCTGCTTTTCCTTCGATGTATGCCTTTGCTAGTACATCGGTGGCGAAAGTTTGTTCTGATTTCCAAACGCCTGTAGCATCTGCATATATTTCACCTACGATGGAGTCTGTACCAAAAGCCAGTGATTGTCCTTTGGTCGCTAGTGAATCTGATGGTTCTGCAAATTTAACTTTAGGGAACCACAGTGCTCTATAAGCTCTAACGCCAGACTTTATCTTTACACCATAGAAACCAATACCAACAAATGGGCTAATATCATCAACATTAGCTGTGATTTCTTCTGTGGTAGCGTTCTTTGCGTGTCCTAAAAACTCTGTCTGCATTTCTGCGGATAAATCGTCAATATTCAGTGTGACGTTTCCACTCTGGAAACTGTTATCATTTTCGATCAGTACATCATCAGCATATAATTTTCCGTCTGACATTGTAATTGCAATATCAGCCTGGATTGCCTTAGCGATGACACCCTTTTTTACCGCACCTTTATAGCACGGATATCTTAATCCAATTCTAGCCATTTATATTACCTCACTTTCTGTATTTCCTTCGATTTCGCACTCAAAGACGATGTGAAACTTGTCTGTGTCATTTTCTTCGAGTATTGTGATTACCGGATAAGTAAATCCGGCTTTAAATAATCTTGCTCTGATCTGTTTTTTCAATGTCGAGTAGGGTATTGTTCTTGGAATGAATAAATGCACTTGAACGCTTGCAACATCAATTTGTGGTTCATCATCTGCGTAGCTTACCGCCCTATCGTCAGCATAATTAAACGTAATATAGGTTGATAAGGTTCCTTTATATGTTCCAAAATTCGGAACATAACCTGTAGGCGTGAGAGTATCTATAATCAGTTTATTAACATTCATTTTGCTCCCACCTCCTCGTCAAAAACTTCTTGCATGAGATATATTACTCGATTTTCAGCTGCCATTTTTGCTCTTTCAAGTGTTGGGTGAGGGTCCATTTTACTTGTCCCATATTCCATATAGGCTAGCTTTTCACCATTTCTTACACCGTTAGCATCTTTGCTTCCAGTTTTAGGACCTACTGAAACAAAATAACCGATATCGTTCTTTTTTGGTTTTCCTGCAACGATGGAATCACGTAAACTTCCGCTTTGAGAATATTTATCAAGTCTGGATATCTCATGTTTCATTGTTCCTACAAGTATTGGAGCGGCTTTATTTAACATCTTCTTTGCAATATCATCGAATTTATCAACTCTTTCAAGCTTCTTTACAAACTCGTCTGGCATTTCTATTCCGAATTTCGCCATGCTACACCAACTTTCTAAGTGTTCCAAAAATCTCAGTGTATTCATTGGAAAACTCATAGTTGTTCACATAGTTGATGTTGTAATAGTCGCCATTAAAAATGACTTGCATATCTTCGTTGACTGTTTTGTTTACATGCCTGATTAAAAACCTTGTCTTAGCTTCAATAAACTCCGCATTTGCTTTGATCAGTTCCGTTCCTGATGTATTACCTGCTTTCGCCCAGCATTCGTGTACTAATGTTTCAATTGGGATTGGAAACCCCTCAGAGTCTGCCCCATTGGTCGCAGAAACGATTTTAATTCTTTTATTGAGTTCTCCTGGGTTTACGTTCATCAAATCACCTCTGGTGTAGGTAGGAGGTTAACGCTGTGCATGTCAAGTATCGTGCTAACTACTCGGTTCAGGTTTGTTTTGTCCACATACAACGTTCTATTGTCATGCATGTCCTGACATAATATGTAGATAACGATTGTAAAATCATCGTGCAAGTCAACACCGGCATCATCTAACCCTGTGTAGGATTTTATGTATGCCTTTGAAGTGTCAATTAGCATTAGAACATCGATTTCCTCATATCCACCAGGCTCTAATTTCAGGTATCTCGCAACATCACTTGCGAGTATTTCGCTTACTTTCATTGGATTTCACATCCTTTATTGGCTTTACTTCTTCGATGTATCCTGCTTGGAGGAGGTCTAGGAGTACAGCTTTATCGCCATACTCTCTTTCTTCTCCTGCATACATGGACAAAGCACCGGAAAATGATACCAATGCTTTAATTTTCATACTAGACAGCCTTCATTGTCAGAACCGCGATCTTCTGTGGTTCAACAATCTTTGAGTCAGCTTCAACCCAACCAATAACTCCAACAACGTGCTCGTCAGCATACTTCTCTCTAAGAACCTTAATGTCTACATTTTCAACCAACTTAACGAACAATCCGGAGAAATCTCCGTATGCAATTGCCTTAGTTGAAATGGCCATTAGAGGCATGTTTTCAGAAATATACAC